GGAATCGTTGTCGCACATAGACGAACGTTTTTAATCGCGGTACGTTTGATAAACTTTGGAAGATACGTTCCCGCCGGGATACCAAGACTATTACTTGCAGTACCCGCACCGGTGAACGTACTAAAGTTAATCGACGCCTCTTTAACTAGCGGACGCGTTTGGAATTTCTGATCGGAATAACCCATAGTATTTCTCCTTTACGCGCTCGTTACGTACACGATATGCTGCTCGGAGTCGGTCGAGAAACTCCAGACCAACTTGAACCCAAGCAAACTATACCACGCCAGCCCTTGGTCACGGCCAAAGTCCGTAGGAATTTTAACGCGAATTTCCTCTGGAACCGCTACCGCTTCGTAAACGATATCCGATCCAAAGAACAACGCTTGTCCATAGGACGCGGCGTTACCAATCACGTTACTCAAATATCCAGTTTCCTCAACGAACCGGGTCATGTAATAATTACCGACCTCGCCGTTGAAGATATTCGGGGCAAAGGTAACCGTATATTTCGATACGTCGACCCAACCCCCTGTGCCGGTATCCGAGTGCATTCCGGACAACGCGCCAACCGAAGCGATACAAACGTAGTTACGCCCATCGTACTTCGGGATCAGCTTTTTCTTCATGAAATCCACAATCTGACGGGTGTTATACGCCGTAAGATTCGCGGTTGCAGTAGCGGTAGCTGTACCGTTGGTTGTAAATACCACAGAGTTCGTGGCCGATTGAACGGCGACAAAATCCGTTAGAACATACTGCCCGCCACATGCGGATTCCAAAACTTTAACCATATCATCGCGCAACTTCTGCTCGGTGACTGGCTCGATCTGGAACTGCGCAAGGTTTTGCAGTTTTTGGGTAAAAGGCACGGCGTTTCCGTATTCGAAAATCTGACCAGTACCCTGGTTCGTGACAAACTGAGTCTCAGGGATCGTGTTGGTTTCTGTCAACTGACCACCCTGTGTTTGAACGTTTCCAGCCTTATCGAAAAGCCACGTGTCACCACGCTGTTTTCCGATAGCTTCTTTGCATCTTATCCGCCTATTTTCACGGCGGGATGGACTATATCTTCATCTCTAATAGGTTAAGAGAGCTTCGCGTGTAGTCTCTGAGGTGCCTTCAAATTGGGGATTCGGAGGAGGTACTTGCCCAAAAAATCCTGTAGCGTAACTCATACTAAGACTGAATTCTCGCTTAACAAGATTTTTAAGAGCAATAAGTTTATCTTTATCCTCAAAACTTGCATCGAGAAGAGTTAAAATTCTTCCCTCAAGTTTCTTTATATTGCCTACCATACAGTAGGCGGACTGTTCTTTACTTTCATTACCTTTTTGATATCTCATACTTTCCTTTTCTTTTCTATGAAGTTACCTGCTGATTGGCCAATCTAAAACATTATTACTATTTCTAGTAGTTTTAGCTCTAAGGCTATTCCAGCATATAGCGAAGTTACGACGCCATTTCGATCCTAGTACTAGTATAGCACATTTAAGATCGATTGTCAACGTCAACAAACTGTCTGAACCGAAACATCGGTTGTGCAATGTGACGGATTCGCTCAGACAGATAGGGCTGAGACCAATTGCCGCCGAACGTGTTAACACTATATACCTGTCCAGGCATAGTTTAAAACATCCTTTAGAATTGATTAACTCACTAACTGTTTATTACGGTTCTGTTGGGCTGTTCGAGCAGCAAGATAATCCGAGACCGTAGGCTCTTTGAGCGGTTGATCTTCGGTTTGCTGGACTTGGCCTCGGGATGTATCCACCCCGTTTGGAGGAACCGTAGAAGTCGATAACACCTCAGATCGAGTTGTCATTGCTTCTTGTTTGCCAGCGCCACGGAACGTCTGAGCGATTGTTCGTGTATTTTTAAGAGCTTCGAGGACGTTTTCTTTGTAAGCTTTTACAAGATCCTCGGTCGAGTTGATCTTCCCTTCGGCACGTTGCCGCGCCATAGCTTGTTCAGCTTGGTATACAACGTATCCCTCGAAGGGTGCGAGGTCTGCGTTTTCAGTACGAACTTGGTTGACGAACTTTTCAATTTCCGCTTCGGCTCGTGCGATGGATCGGTTCTGAGCGACTGAGGATTCGAGAACCTCGGGCACCATGGTCGATCGGATCTGAGCGGTGGCTTTGTCGATGATGAGCTTCTCTGCTTCGTCGAATTTACCTTCGCGGAGTAAATCAACAAAGGTAGGTTGGGGCGCGGGGGGCGCGGGAGTCTGGGGGGCCGTGACCTGCGGGACGGGTTTAAGGGCCTCAGTAAGCGTAGTAAGCTGTGCTTTTAATACAGCAATCTCACTAGCAAGATCCGGAGCAGCCGGGGCTGACGGAACGACCGGAGGTGTCGCCACCTGCGCTGTGGGATCTGGTACCGGGGGCGTAGCCGATGGCTGCTGCTCAGTAGAACCGTAAATCCGCTGGTATAGTTCAGCCCGGTTTGAGTCTTGGGGTGATGCGGGTGGGGTTATCGGAGGGGTTTGTTCTTGCCCTGTTGCGACGGGCGGTTCGGAGGTAGTAGGGGTCATAACTGTCTAGTATTATTATAGCATAACTTACATAGTAAGCTAGGTTATAGATTGATGTTTAATTTTCGTAGTTCTTCGGAGGCGTGTTTGCCTTTGGTGAGGATTTTGGTGAATATATCCATGATATAATCGATACCGGATATTCGACCGGCAAGTTGCTCTGGGGATATAACAACTGAATGGCCTAGTCGAGTTTCAGACTCGATAGGTGTCCCAAGGGTCGCGGATACAAGTTGTTTGGTGTAGTGATCCCGAGTGGCGAGGAGTGCGGGGCGGATTGTTTCTGTCCAGCCGATGTGGTTAAGAAGATCGGATACGTCGTCGGATTTAAGAGCGTCGAGAGCAAGATCGTCAAGTGTGGGGCGGGGCATGGTTATGGGGTTGGTATAGTAAGCTGGAATACAATCGGAACCGCTTGGTTTTTTGGGACTCGTTTAGTATGGATCTGATATTCAGCCCCTCCTAATGGGGATAGGGCGATCGTATCTGGAAGCTCGTCATTGTAGTTAACCGATTGAGAACGAACTGTAAGCCGTTGAACGATGTAGGTTATAAATCCTAACCCAAACCCGGCCCACCCCATGGATTGGTTCTTAGTGGCAATCCCAACACCGTTAAGAACTCCTGGAGCGAGGAGGGTAAGCTCTTGCGCGGTTCGGGCAAGGACAGGTATCGGCCCGTTAGATTGGTGGTTTGTAAGTTGTGATTTAAGTAGAGGGGTTACACCTACCGCGTGGATAAGAACTTTACCCCGAGAAAATGTAACCCCGTGAGGAGATTCGTTATCGAATGTGACTGTATAAATGCTGCATCCTATCGGACCACATTGTGGTTTTAGGACGACGTTTATCGTAGCGGTTTCGGCCGCTAGGGATAGACAGAACAGTATCGATAAAACGAATCGAAGCATTTAGGCCTTTGCGAAAACGAGCTGGGCGCTACCATCCTGGCGAGCAAGTTCAGTGTTGATCTTACCGGTCACAGCGTTTACCCAACCAGCGGTAACAAGAAATTCAAGCTCCGCCGGGCCTTGAGCAAGCTGTTTACGAACCGCGGATACATCGGTGGTTCCCTGGGCGGTAAACAAACCTTCCCCTGGAGCGTCGAATGTGATCACCCCGAGAGGAGTACCATTCGCACTGGTATCGATGTTATCATCTCGTTTGATAAACCGATACGCTTTAACGACCCCGCCAGGATCGCCAAACTTAATCTGTGCGGTATCAAAATCGGCGAGACCGATACTTTGGGCCGCGATGAGGGCCGCGGCTTGTTTCTTCAAAACAACCGGATCAACCCCAGCGGGGGTATCCAGCAACGTAAGCGCCTGTTTAAGTAAACCTACGGCGGTTTGAACCGAGGTTGGGGGAGTAGTTGGAGTCATAGTTTTTTTCCTTAATGGTTATAGTAAAGTGGGTATGGGTTTATACATACCCCGGTAGATGGGCATATAGGAATATGCGAATACTGGTTATGAATATCTAAACAGCAATAGTAAACTCCTTCACAAACCCAACGTGGGTCGACTGAGGTTATGACCTCGGGTGGTGGGGTGTTACAATCCCGGACCGGTTGAGGCCGATCAGAACCGAATACTGAACTTCCAAATATTTGAATAGGATCATAGGTAACCGGAACCGGTTCCGATCCGAATATCGTAGATCCAAAAATCGCAATTAACCGAAGAATTAATGCCAAGCAACTACGACCCAGTTAGTTAATGCTTGATCGTAAATAAGAATCGCGGATAGTACGGGGGAGATACTCGATCCCCCTGGGACATAGATTCGATTCGCGGCGGTTGAGCTGGCATCGAGATGGGTGATGGTAAAAGTCTGACCGGACTGGTTGGAGAGATATAAAACTTTTTGATTTGTGGGATTTGCAAATCCTCCGACCGAGAACGATCCGGACGGTCCAGCGATACGGTAGTAAATCTGACCAGAGTTTACCGCTCCGATGAGGGTGCTGATGTTCTCATTTGCCCCGTTAACAAGAGTCATGGTTTGAAACAACAACGGAGAAAGTTGTGAAACCATGTTGAAAGCTTCATCCGTAGGGTTTAAAAATACGTTTGCCGCACCTGACCCGTCGGATATCGCTACCCCGCCATCGAGGGTAATGTTATTTAAACCAATCGAGATATTACTTGTTCCAGTAGCGGCTATAACAATACCGTTGCCTACAGCGCTGATAATCGATTCATCGATAATGTTGACATTCTTTGAGCCTTGGTTTACAAATATCCCCGCGTTACCACATGAGTATAGATGATCTTTAGACATTAGAATGTTAGATACCGCGACGGAGTTACTGTTACCACCAACTTGAATACAGTTTCCAATTGTATTCCCAAACAGGTTATCCTCAAGTGTAATCCGGCTAACGGTATTTGACGCTGAAGCAGCGGTTACAACCCCAAACGTTGGTGACCCGTTTGCGTTGCTGTCGCATAGGTTATGTACAAACCTAACCGATCCTATCGACTGAGGAACGATGTTAGCATCGATGCGATAACATCCGGCCGTCGCGGGTCCGGTAGCGATGTTGCCAATAAACTCGGCATCGGTAGTACCCTCAACGGTAAACATATTACCAGAGTTACTATCGTTAATAACGGTATTGTATGCCGCGATGGTTCGAGTTTTAGAACCGTTACCGGTTGCGCCGTTTGAAGCCACCGAGCTATCACAAATTTTATCAAAATAACTATTAATCACTAATCCGTGTTGGAATAGAATTCCACCCGCGCAAGGACCGGAATCGAAACCGTGAATTATAAGCTGGTTGAATACGTTATTGGCACCATTTGGTCCGGATTCGTTGAATGCGGCTCCGGAGTGTTTCATGTTTTTTACAAGAATCCGAGAAGCTCCGCAGTCGGTACAGTTTGGAAAGTATATATCATACCCAATCGCGGTTTGGTTTTGATTTGCTCCATTAAGATCTAGAGTGAAATCTTGTAACCAAACATTAGTTGCGTTATCCGCGGAGGTGATGACACAGATTTGGTTAGTCCATGAATTAGTACACCAGTAGGTACTAGATGAAGCTGCTCCGGAGGAGGGCCACCCGTTCGTAGGGATTTGAAGAACGGTAATATTTCGTCCCTGACCTCGTATTGTAACGTTAGACGGAACGGAGATTTTACCGTTCATCGTAATCGTTCCGGCTGGAAGTAGGATCGTGCAGGGGGAACCACCACAAGCGGTGATCGCGGACGTAATATCCGCATCGGTTTTTATACCACCACCAAGAACTGATTCGATTTTATTAACCGCGGATACTAAAGAGTTGTGATGCCAAGCATCGATGTAGCCTTTTACAATAGCTGTAGAGTTATGTGCCACGGCCGTGGTTCCATCAAATCCACGACCATCCACGTTTGGACAGGATGAATATCCAAACGTAACCGTAAGCCCGGATACATTACACACCGCTACCGCTTCAGCATCGATAGTGAGAAGCATGTTTTGAACGATACCTGTGGTACTTGCGAGGGTTACTGAGGTACCATTAGAGGTAAGAGTCCCGGTAGTTGTGGTTGATATGTTATTTACACCTACACGAAAGAACGAGTTTCCATCAAGACTAGAGGGGAATCCGGTGGTTTGAGAAAACATTATCTTAAGTGATAGAATTAGTGTTATAAAAAGTTTCATAAAAGCACCGAAAAGGATTCGCATATGGTTAGTGTACGTCACTTGAAACACCCCATCGCCATGTTAACGTCGCGCCTACTCCGCTGACGCCGTTGCTATACGTGGGGCTGTTGGGAAGTACGGCGGCACTTGCGGCGGCAACGAGATCGCGGCCCGCGGCGATGCCGAGCGCGGCGAGAATGACGATCCGCTTCACAGAGGCTTCCAATCCAGGTTACCGCGCATGGCACGTGAACGCGATCAGGTACGTGCTTCCTGCTGTGAGCGCTCCCGTCTGCGCCCAGACGAAAAGCTCCGTGGTTGTATTGTCGGTGGTGACGACTAGCGGAAGCAGCCCCGCGCCCCACGTTCCTGTCCCATTGCGAAAAGTGTTGCCGCACTCCATCACAGTTGGCACCGACGTGTTCCAGGTGATCGTGATGTTTCCGGTGCCGCCCGGCGAGCCGGTGGGGGAGAGGGTCACTTCAAACGCGTTGTCATTGCCCGCGACGGAGCACGATCCTGAGCCGAGCCCCGTGCAGACGGCGCCAGGAGCGGACCCGCTGGTAGTGATGTGGCCTGAGAAGATCTGCACTCCCGCGAATGTTTGAGCGGCGTCGGTGATCGCGCCGGTGTGCGTGCCCGCTGGAATCGTGAAGTTGCTGGTCGCCGTCGTCGTGATGGTGAGCGCAAAGTTGCCTGCGGTCGTGAAGGAGTTCGCGAGAGAGATCGTCTTTCCGCCGATCGCGGAAACCGTTAGTGCCGGGAAGGTGGTATTCGCATCTCCGGTGAAGACTCCGGCGTTGGGAAGTTGAGCCGCCGGAAGGGTGCCGGTGGTGATATCGGAGGCTGAAACGACAACGTTAGAGCTGAGTGCGTGGCCATTTACGGTGACACTATTGGGGACGAGGGTGCCGGCGGGGACATTTGTAACTTGGTTATCGGCTACCGGCGTGATCGTCCAAGCCGTCGTTGGCGGCGTTAGCGTGATCTTATTGACCGTTCCAGGTAGCGTGAGAACCGATGGAAGGCTAAGTGTCCATGAACCAGAGGAAGTGATCGGAGAGGTCCCTGTAACCGTGAGTTGATTTACGGTTCCAAGAAGCCCAACGGAAGTAACAGTTCCACCGGAACCACCACTAAGTGGAATCTGAGTTAACTGAGCAAGTCCAGTACCAAAAACGAATATTGCCCCCAATAAAAACTTACGCATTATTGGACTCCGACAAGTTGGCAGTTTACACTATTATTAGCCGATGCGTTCCATTTGATTCCTTGCATAGGCAATCCAATTGGGGAGTTATATAGAGCCGTTACTGAGTTAGCAGGAAGACTTACGGCAGGAAAATAGGTCGCCGGAGAACCTTGGTTATCTGTGATCGTAAGTGTAACTGCACCGGCTGTGGTATTTGCGCAGAAAATTAATTGAACGTATGTCTTAGTTCCGGTTAGCACCACCGCGGAGTTAGTCAACGTTGTGATTGTAGAATCGTATGATTTTCCCGCTGCCGCGGTAATCCGTTCGTTTGTAGAGCCGTCTGTAATCTTTACTGGAATCTGGGCTAGTCCGGTGAATGAAAAAACCAACCCGAGAATTAATACTCTAAACCAACCCATACTATTATACTCCCACTCCCGATAACGCAATTACATCCATTGAAATTTTTCCAACACCGCTCCAAGTTACGGTTACATCAAAATTTCCTCCGTTTGAGATTCCAAGATACCAGATCTCAGAAACCGTGGTAGCCCCGGTGATACGGTCGATAAACGACGCAGCCGCGGAGGTACCGCCCCCGGCCATGGTTGATACAGTATTCCCAACCTGATCCTGTGTAGTTACCGTGAATAACGCGTCCCCGGAGTTGTATAACCCTCCGGGAACTGTTAATGTGGATACTGGGTTATCGATATTGGAATATATCCGCGATAATCCTACCGGCATGATGGCTCCTTATAGAGAACTACCACGAGGCATTTTTACAGTATACTGATTATGAGCATCGATGTTATGTCCGCCGGAAGGATGGCCTTCAGCCTTCGGCTCGCAGCCATAACCCGCACGACTACCTTCGGCGGTGCGTTGGCCCGCATCGGTGTCGATACGAAATAGATTCAACTGGGAGTTGCCTGCTTTATCAGGACTGGAGGTCGGGTTTCCCCCGCCACCGGCCTGCGATTCCGAGGTTGGCTTGGTGCCGTAGTTATCAAGATTCTTCATTGTGTTTTCCTTTTGCAAAAGTAGCGGTACGTCCGCAACGGTTAGATGTTACCTGCTTTAAGTTCGCAGATTAGTGTGATCGCGTCTTTAAGCTGTTTTCGATGCTCACCTTTAGTTTGTTCGGTATCGTATAGTTGAGCGAGAATGTATTCTGCAAGCTTCGCGCTTGTATTTATCGAAGTGCTAGCAGCTTTATACAAGCTATGAACGATTCCAACGATTTCATTAGTATTAATACTTGCCATGATTTTTCCTATCGTGCTGAGGATGACGGTTGGTTTCCGGGCTGGTTAAGATTTGCCGTTTCGCGATCATGTTGGAGCCGTGCGATATCAAGACCTTGTTGGACATCGGTAACATGGTGGGCATGAGTCTGGTCGGCTACTGCCTGGGCTTGATCGAACTGAGCGGCCGCCGCGTCGTGTTTGACTTGAATCAGTTGCGGGATAAGTTTCAAAAGATCCGGTGTGATTTGTTCACCGAGCATCGCTTGTTTGTTTGCTTCAACCGTTTCTGGGTCCGCAATGATCTGTTCGATGTCGTGAATCGCGGGACGGAACGCTTCAAGAATCCGTTGGAGAAGTTTGGATTGGTTGATGTAAGGTAACCATGCTTGCGGGTTTTGTCCTATGAGGTTCATGAATTGGACAAGGTTTTGAAGCATGTCGGCTTTTTCAAGTTGACCAGTAATCCCACGGACGTGGACTTTATAATCTCCCTGGATTAGCTCCATCACCTCTTCACGAGACATTCCGGCAAGAACTCCCGCTTCGATTCCAAGGATCGATGCGATTCGGGGATCTTGCGTGGTATCGATGAATTGAAGAATAAGATCAAGCGCCATCTCGACAATCGGCCCGACGGCTTGAATCTCGATATCCGCGGCCATCGAACCAAAAAACGACTGTTGGTTCGTTTGCATGGTTTCGGTTTCCGTCGCGGTTTGGGCACCTCGGAATCGTGGAAGCGACTGCTGGATTTCGGAGACTAACGCGCCTTCTTGATGGGCTCGATCGAGGATACCTTGAACTTGAACGGTACCTTGGGAGATATCTTCCATCGTGATGGGTTTAAGTCCGGGCTGGCCGGGGTATTGGGCGTTACGGCGAAAGATCTTTCCAGGGACCATGCCTGTATCAAAGTCCTGGGGGTTCTCGTAAACATCCGGGGTCATTTCGAAGATCGGCATAAGCCGAAACATGAGAGTGTCTACGGACATGTTTGCGAGACGGTTTAAAGCTTTATCGATCTGGCGCACCATCTCAATGAGACCAATACCTTCGGTGCGGAACGGAATACCTACCGGGGAGTATCCAACGTATGGGGCTTTACGATGCCAGAACTGGTTCTTGCCGTTGATTAAAACGACTGTGTCATTTGCGACGAGAACATGACCGTCTTTTTCGACCATCTCTCCTTCAAGAACAATAGGACCGTAGTATTCGGTAAGTTTTACGACTCCAGTATCCGCGGTTGGGCCGTTTGTGGTTCGAGGCATTTCACCCCACCGAAGCCAGGATTGTTTTTGGCCTTCTTCGATTTTCATCGGCTGGATTTCTTTGACGAGTTTTTTATCAAATACCCCAAGATCCGCCATTTCGATAAGTTCCCATTTAGGAACTTCGATCTCTTCGATCGTGCCGGTCCAACGGTTCATTTTGGAACCCGGGAGCCAGTAGAAGTTGTAGGGATCTACGGCTTTGATAAATAGTTTCCCCTCAAGAATCTCCTCCCGGACGATAGATTTCTGTTGAACCATTGGGATCTGAGGAAGTTGGAGACCACCTTGGCCCGCGCCACCAGGACCCGGGAGATTCATCGGGTTAATCGCTTCTTGTCCTAGCTGGGTTGGGTATACGCGTTGATCTTGTCGGATGAGATCTTTCGGTAACTGACCAACCGGCTGGGCTGTGCGATTCGACGCCGGGGCTTCAATAGGAACTCCTCCGCCGATAGGTTGAGCTTCAGGGGCTTCAGGGAACTGCGGATTCGTGGCAGCAGGAGATTGTGTAGGCGTTGCGACCGGCTGCACGCTTTGGGCCGCAGCCAGACCACCCTGCTCTACGCCTTGTACCGGCTGTCCCGGAACTATTTTTGTCTGGACCTTCGTAACAACGCGTGGGACAAGTCCCCACCAAAGTTTCCAGATTCCTACACCTTGAATAAACCCCGCCTCAAGCCCGGTGGTAAACTCCTCGATGAACTTTGCTTTTTCAAGAAGGACCTGAGTGATGTGGGTCATCTGCTCGGAGCGGATGACGGTTACTTGATCGTTTGGGTTTTCTGCTTCGATGTTATATGGTTTCTTGGCGGCATTGAGTAACCGCTTAATCACATTCGTAGCTTGTTTTACCGAAGAGAACGCTTTTGGAAGAGTGATCTTCGATTGCCAGTCTTCTTTATCCGTCCAGTCCTCCGCACCACGGTACAACTGCCAGCATTCGTTCCAGACTGCGAGTTTTTCATATCGGTACTGTCGAAGCTGGTTACGCCAACTGATCACATACTGACGAACTTTTTGGTTATCCGCGGCACGTTTGCGCTGCTCATCGGTTTGGTTTTGAGCCCCTTGAGATTCAGTCTCGGGGTTTTGATCTGATACAAACTCGGCAGGAACGGATAGAAACGCGTTTGGCATGTTATTTTACTATCGCACGAAGTCGGTTGGGGAGTTTCGGGTCGATCTGCCCGAGTCGTTTGTAGAGCGCATCAATGTAACCCTGACGGAGGGACGGGGTCACACCGGCGATTTCGCCAGGGTGGTATTCAAGCATGTATGCGGGAAGTTCGTTCCCTACATGGCCTGCGGCCGGAGAGTCTGCGAATAGTTTCGAAAGTTTTTGACCGTTAGGGTCGTACTTAGCAAGTCTTGCAAGTGTTTGATCGCTTATGTTTGATTGATCGATCGCGTTGTGGATAAGTTCATGCCGACGGGTAGAGTTAAGATCCACGTTGTCTTTAACCGCCTGAACCGGGTCCATTACGAGAGTGCCGGTTTTGTTATCTCGGATACTTTGATACAACGCCGCGGAGGTAAGAGTATCACGTATGTGACTCAACATATCCCAAGGCTCGGGGCGTTTAAGCGGGCTTGGGTTATTCCCTGGAGGAACTGCGTAACCGTATAGCGTCTCCCGATCCGCGGGGTCTTGTCCAACTACGTTATTTTCTGCGATAGGGGTGTATAACAAATTCGCCCGGGTAGCCCGACTTTGAGCCCACGTCGGTCCGGATTGACCTAGTAGTTTTTGAAACGCCTCGACGTAGGGATCGGCCATCCTAGATATATTATAGCATAGTTATACGATTGAGAGAGTTATAGTTACCACTTGGGGCCTCGGACACGCTCGGTCCGGCGCGGGCCAGAACCGATCTCATGTTGACGAACCCACCGCCGCCACATCTCCGGGTCGGTAAAAGCGTGTTGGGTGGTGATAGGGCGGGAGTTTATGAAGTATTTGTTATCGTCTAGAGCGTGGTTGTTTATGTCCGCAAGGTTCTCTCGATACGTTTGGGTAAGGAGTTCGCGTTCGTTTTGAGATGCGTAGACCGCGTTTTCGAATTCTTGAATCATCGCTGGGCAGGAGGCGTAGATTTGGAACGTTGGGTCTTCCGGAGAGGACCACCGTTTTCGGATTTCAGCAAGCCAAGTGGACTCGTTGGTGTCTCCTTGACGGAGTTTTTTAATCCCCTGCTCGATCAAAAGATCGTTAAGAGTAACAAGATCGCCGAATTTATTCGTACGAGATTTTTGGTTCGTAATGACCGGGTCGCAAGCGATGTATTTTATATTACTATAATACGGGCACCCAAGGATCTTTCCTGCGAGGTCAGGAATGTTTTTACAAGGTTCGTATAGTTCCCAGATCGCGTAGATCACGCCGTCTGAGACGGTGTAAACATGAAACGAGCTAGGGTTTCGGGAGCCAAAATCGAACCCGGCCCAGAAGATTTGGGTAGGAGGGAAGTCGGGATACGGGGGTTGGACTACTATTTTTTCCCGGTTGGTTTGAATCTCCGGGAACACCCGTTGGCCGTAGAGGGCTGTGTAGTTGATCTCGTATTCTTTATCCCACTTTGCCCCTTGCATTCCAGCCGAGGCTTCAGCTTTCCACTCCGGGGTACGTTTAATCGGGTCCGCGGTGTAGTGAAGGGTAACGATGCAGAATTTATTTTTATCGTTACGGACGATTTTTAGTCCGTCGGATTGGTGGAGCACTTCCGGCATGGGATCTCGCAAGTTCCGGTCCAACCGCAGTTGTAACATCGGATATCGATTTTAGATTCTTTGGTAATTCCGAACACCCGAAGTTGAGATTGTTCACAGTCTGGGCATCGGAACAGGTCTTTAAGACCGGAATATAGGGTAAGTTGTTCAGTGTGTTTGTGGATGACCGCTTCGATCGCGGCCTCGGCTCCACGGAGAGTTTGGTCTTTATAACACCCCGGGTCGTAATCGAATCCTTGATCGAGGGTTTTGATGTATACGATTTTATGATCCGGAAGGTGGGAAAGAAGGGTGATGAGATTACGCGAGGTAGGAGACCATGATTTGGATTTGCTGATTGTGTAGGTAAATTTATGATCCGGGTTCCACGGCGATGGCCAAAGGCCTTGTTCGTATAGATCCTCATCGGGAACGATGATGACCATGAACCCGCCGGGCCGAAGTACTCTCCACCAGTTTAGAACCGCTTCCAGCGGGTCCCGCATGTGTTCGAGGGTGTGGGAGCTGAATACCGTATCGAATGATTCGTTTTCAAGGGTTTTAAGATACTGCGCATCGCCGTCTGCGCGGTCGAAACCAACCGCTTGCGGGACGATTTTATCCTCTCCACATCCGATATCTAGAACTTTACCGGTGATATAACGATCGATTATACCTTCGCGTTTCCAACGTTCACGGACTTTTGTGGCTTCGTTCATTAGAACCAAATATCCTCAAAAGGAAATGTTTCTAACCAGGATTTAAGAACCTTGTGGTTATGACTACCTAAAGTATAATTTGACGGGTCATATTCGATCTGAGAAAGTAATTCATCAATATACTTTCGTGCGCCGTTAATATTCGTTTCTACCAGGCTAAACAGTCTCTTTTTCTTTTCCTTTCGTTTTCGCTCGTTGAGCCATAACCGGTTAAGAATACTCATTTGTAGTGAGTTGATATTTTCAATTTCGGGTATAGTTCCGTATGATTCAGAACCGTTATCATTTAACAAGTTTACATCTCCTTATAATTTCACTCGTTCTCATTCCTGAGTAATCTTTTACAATACATCTCCGGATATACGGGAACCGGGTAGGTCGGTTAAGATAATCCGGCCCCTGGACTCGAAGATCTGGGGAGAGGTATTTTACCAGATCATACATATCCCGCTCGGTATCGATTTCTACAATATAGTCTACCGGCATATACGCCAACGCCGCGGCTCGTTCGATGAATGATAAAATCGGCCGCCCGGGACCTTTCATCGCGCACTTACGATCTGAATCAAGCGCGACTACAAGAGTTTTTGTTGGAACATGCCGGTGGTTTTCGATCACACCGCGGCGCGCTCGGAATAGGACTCGCATGTGCCCGACGTGTAGAAGATCAAATGCCCCGTTGCATAGTACCACCGGACCAGGGAGATGAAGACCTTTAAAATCTTTTGGCCGTAACCATACCGGTTCCTCGATCACCGGGTCCATGGAGTTTCGGGCGATATAGTAGTTATCGATTCGTTGGGGACGTTTTATGTATTGCATTATATTGCGCCTTCAAGAGTATCTCGGCAAGCCATCATAAAAAACCCCGGGTTCGCGGATGACACAGCCGTATATCGACCACCAGATTGGATAGCCGGTTTCACAGCCATAAACGCATCCCCAGCCTGGATCTGAAACGCAGCCTCATCTACAAAGACCCCAGAGGGGTGATACTGCCGGACCTGATCTGGCCCTTGCGGAAACCCGAGAACGACGCTATTGAGAGATGGCACCCTAAGAACTCCCGAGCGAGTTGTGCCAAGACCGAATTGGGCTTTATGTATATCGCGTAAAAACTTGGGTTGGTTAGCATATATGAAATACGCTCGTTCAACAAGATCTCCTGTTTTTGTGGCGTCATCGGATTGGAAAATGTTTTCTCGGTTTTCATGAAATATCGTGTCCCAAGTGTACATCGCAACTGTAAGCCAGGTTACCATCATGTCTCGGGATTTCTCGATAAACACTATCTTTTCACGTTGCCAGTATTTTACAATCGGCTCGACGTACGGAAACATCGTGAACGGTCGGGTACGAGGAAGTTCTTCAAAATACGTTCGGAGACCCGATTCGGGGATTTCATCGTCGATAGAATGGCGAAACTGTAAGTGGGTGTGTCGTTGGTCGAAGGTATGGGTGGCGGTGTTTTTACAAATCCGACAGGAGTAAAGTGGTTTAGGGTCTCGGGTGTGAACGTAGGGAAATAGGTGACGAGCCGGATCTAGCCAGTAGAGTATATCATCCGCGCATCGGGACCATTCGATCTGGCCTATCGCGGCGTAGTATTTGTTACGCCGAGCCGGTTTTTGTGCTCCTAGCCAACGAACTAGATCCGCGGTAAGCTCAAGACTCACGTGGGAATTTCTCCGGACGGTTCTAAACGAACAACATCCTCATCAGAATGCGGGGTGGATACTTCAAGAAGCATCGCGTCGCCCGCGAAGGACTGAAACCGGTGTAGGGTATTTGGTGGGATGTGAATCGCGTCACGAAACTTACCAGATAGAATCGCCTCGTGTTTTTTGTTATACGGAACCGGGGAGTATTCTACTTTAACCATACCTTCAAGAGCGATGAATGTTTCGTCTTTTGTCGGGTGGTAATGTAGCGAGCATCGGTATCTGTTGCGGATATGGAGAATTTTCGAACAGTACTTGTCGTTATTGACAAGAACCTCCTCAGCCCCCCAGACTTTTGTTATAAACTCACGATCCTGGGCTTGTGTTTCGTAGGGCATGATATTCTCGTTGTTCTTTCCATAACCTTGGGAGGTTTTCTATACTACTCCGCAGATCGTCGATAGCCGATAAAGCCGCTGGAATACTAGGAAACTCAAGTGTGTCTCCTGATTCGTAACCATCCTGATCGGTTTTATAAAATCCTATCACTACCTTACCATTATCCTCTGGCCAACATTTTACTCTAAACTCGTTTATATTTTTATAGTTTGATTTGAAGGGCACTTTCTATCTCCTCTTTCGTTACCACTGCCGTATACGGTTTCTCTACCACTAATCCCGCCGCGGTATTGGCAAAAGCGAGTGGATCAGAGTACCCGGTGACCGTGGCGAACGCGAAACTTGCAATGACGCTGTCCCCCGCTCCATTAACTGAACGAACAAATCGTGCGGTAGATGGTAAGGTTCGATCATCATACTGTATTCCGTCCCGTCCTCGTTTGAGGATATATCTAACCCCCGATATATCGTAATTGAATTCATCGTGTTCCTTTTGGTTTGGAAAGAATATAGTATACCATTTATCGAGTCCGTAGAAATACCCCGGGGCTCGTTTGGTATCCACAAATACCGGCTTTCCGGTATCAAACATCCAGTTTCCGATGGTTTGAATAATCTCCGGGGTGACCGATCCTTTTGCATAGTCCGCGATAACGATAGCATCCGCGGTTCGAAGGATTGGAACGATCAGCCGGTTTGATTGACAGGTATCATTCTCGTCCCACCGTGCGATCTGATGGTCGTCGATCATCAACCGATTCTTAATCGGGAACGGGCCGATATATCCTTGTAATACCCGGGCTCCAAGCGCGTCGAGATTCCGAGCCACGTTACCCGCCCCACCGGGGAGATCAAAGGTTTTGGTAATCTTAACTACCGGAATCGGGGCCTCGGCGGAAAGCCGGGTGGATTCGCCGATATGGTAACGGTCGGTAAACGCATCGCCTATCACAGGGATTGTGGGTTGGTATGACATGTCTATAGTTTATCCGTCTTGATATAAATTCTGAGGCGCATCATCAATCCATATATCGATATGAATATTATGATCTCGGCAGTAATAAGCTTTTGCGGCCCGATCACAATATACTATTGGACATGAAATCTCTACCGGGATCGGTCCCTGGTTAGAAGGGCCTCGTTTTGTAACAATAGATATATCATGGCCTGCGTTTTTAACTAGCTCAATAAACTGGTTCCAAAGACCTGGATCTCGTGTATAGGTATCATCATAATCAAGTGCAATAAACATATTAGTTATTTTAGCCGTCACGCCGCGTGTCCTGGAGGTGTAAGACTAAGATGGGGAATCTCATGCGGCGTGACTTTGGCAGGTGGGATCGGGCGGGCCGGTGGCCCGTAAATCTACTTTCTCCAAGACTGATCGTCGTCACCGTCAGACGAACAGGCTCCGATCATCAACCAAATTCCGAGTAGTATAAGAGTAATGAGGATTGCTATTCCACTACGATCCATTCGGTCCCTCAATTCCATCCTTCCATTCACCTTTGGTCTCCCCCTTTGAACCCCACGCCATGGTTTTCTTACCTTCGTATCGGATATGAAGTGGTAACGGTTGTCCAGCCGCGTCAACTCCAGGATCGTTCCATTTCGAGGATCGAACCGTAAGGCAAAGCCAGTGGGATAGGACCGGGCTTACCCCGCAGCCGATAACCTCCCCGTCGAGCGGGATCTGGTTTTCATGATCCTGGGTATAATGGATCAGGAGGTGAAGCAGGTTCCGAGGATCGAATGATATAAGTCTAGTTCCAGCCATCGTGGTTTCCGGGTTCTATAGTTCGGCCTAGAAAAATCGGAGGAATAATAATAACGTTTATAAAACCTATCATACACTATACACCCTTTTTATCTCAAACTTCACATCCAACGGAACCTGCGGACCGTCCCAGGTATCCGATACGACCTGTATCCCAAGCCGTTTCGTTGTTGGATGAATCATAAGTTTAATCGCTTTCGCGTCGTCTGGAATATCCTCATCGGGAAAATAATCTTTAAACAACGCAACAAGCGTTTGGATCGTGGTAATCACCGGGCGGTCTAGAGTCATCGTAGAGTCCTAATTTTCTTTACCCAGCTTGTTGGGATTTCACAAGTATGCCGATATGACGGTGTAACGCCCTGGTTATCCACTTCCATAGCCACGACCACAAAGTTATCGTCCTTATGAACCAACCATCCAAGTGTGATATTTTCTACCCCAAACGGATACGTTCCAGCTTTCATGGAATCCAAATCCACCGCATCAATCACCTTTGTAGGATTAAAACACGCATCCTGCCAGGTAACTTCTACTTTCCTTGGGCCGGAGGTTCTTGACATACTGGGAGGCCTTTGGTGTTTAGTTTTAGAGGACAGATATTCGCGAGATTCTGTTCGATCTGGATTACCTTGTTCTGAGCGGTATCGATATTAATCTGCGATTGAACTTTAATCTCCGCAAGATCCTTTTTAGCCTGGACCCATTCAAGTTGCTGTTCGATGGTGATTGTAGGTTTAACCGGAGGCTTAACCTCCGCAATAACAACACTTACTCCAAGAAAAAGAAAACAAAACAGACCCAAAAAAACAATCGGATCTCTATTTTTAAACGCCTCCCAAAGCTCCCTCACTTCTTTTTTCCTTCCATCTTACGCTCAGCCGCCGCACCTTTCGCGGTCTCCTTAGACCCATGCATAAACCCCATCGAGTTCATGATCTTATACGGAATATCCGACTTCGCTCCGTACTTGGCCTTCAACTTCGCTTCTAACTCCTTCGGCATTACTCTTTATCCCCTTTACGGCTCTGGCCTTCTTTACCGTCGTTCGATTCATAATTCATACACGGACCTTGATCCGCTTTGTTCCCCGCCCAGTCGTTTGGACCGGCGTTTGAAAACTGCCGTGCCCTAGCACATTCGTAACACAACTCCGGGGTATCTGGAACTACAAACCCCCCGCATCCCGCACACCGCTTAAACGGCCTCGCCTCCGCCTCAGGGACAATCGTGACCTTTCGCATCCCGGTGTTACCAAACTGCGAATCGCCTCGTTCCGGACCTTGTCCGGCTGTCATATTTTTACCCATTTATCACACCTGCTCCTTTTTCTATATCCCCACGTTCCACTTCTCTCCATCGCCCCCGTTCCATCGCGACCTCGGTAACCTCTCCGGCGCTTAGCGCTCCAGGTTTACACATCGGAACGATTCCCGCTCCTCGCGGCACATGATCCTGTCGGTATCGTATTCTCGCAACCGGCTCATTACAAAACGGGCACTGGGTCATTTGGACCGCTAGCACCGGGGCTTTACATCCCGGACACTGCCCAACCGCCATCACCGGAGTCCAAGCGTGCCCGGCGGTGCATACGTTCTCCGAACAAAACCGAACCTGGGCGACTTCCGGAAATAACTCCGGCACGACCTCGGGTTCTTTCCACCCTGTAGCGTCAGAATCCACCCCGGTAACCGGGGTTTCCACAACCCCCGCGGCCTGCCCCAAACCTATCTCACCCATCCCCAAAACCCCCGCAAAACCTCTTTTGACTACATACCCATTATACCACACTATCTCGTTGATTGTCAAGTATCTTACAGTAAAAATGACAAGTTTCCTTTACAACCAAAACCCCCAGTTATTTAGGCGTGATATGTGTAATCTAGATTACACTCCTTTATTCTCGTTGTTCGTGAATTTTGTAAATTTTCTAAAAATTTTTTCTCTGTAACCGTATGACACACAGTGACTTAGCGCTGCCTCCCGCCGGCGCGCGCACGCGCTTCGATTCGGCCTGCCCCCGGGTGATGCGCGAGGGTGTGTAACAATGTTACATGGGGGAAATGTGAAAGAAACGTGGTGTAACATACGTGATGTAACAATGTTACACGTGGGGCGATACGACACGATACGTAACGCACCACGCGTAAGAGCAATTCAAGGGCCAAATTGATACGGGGCGGTAGGAGGGGCCGGCGGGCCACGGCGGCCTGTAGGGTAGGGGGTCGGCGAGCTAGGGCCGTGGTGGGGCGGAAACAGGCCAGCAGCGGCAAGGCGGCAGTGTGGGGTAGGGGGCGGCAGACCGCCGTGGCAGGGGTGTGAAAGTGTAAGCTGCACAACGTGCCGAATTTTCACAGCAGCGCAAGTGGTTGAAAACAAGCAGGTTACCGGCGAAGTGTAAGCCAGATTGCGGTAAGATTTTCACACCGAGCTAGCTGGGGGAGCGGCGTAAGTGGTTGAAAACAAAGGGTTGGCCGAATGGCGGCAGGCTTGCACTAGAAGCGCCGTCCGAGAGCCGAAAGGCGAACGGAGCAAAAAAACGGAAATCCAGGGAGTCTAGCCGAAGTAAACAATCCCTGCCTCTGCCGACGGCAATGTGTCCATAGGCACGCGGGGTGGAAACTACGCTTTAACTGGGTTTTTCGTTACCCTTGTGACTCGCAATCGCGGCAAGGGGTTAGGGGAGTAGTGTATACTGGGAGGGTTCTCGGTATGATAGTTGAAACGAACGCGTGGTATATTTGTGTTTCTTGTACCTCGGAAAACGGAAATATCGCACGATATATCCGTACGGCATACCCGTTTAGGAGTTACGATGCCGCTAAAATGGAGAGAGACCGTTTAGCGTCTAGAAACAAACCCGGATACACGTACAAGGTTGTGCGTGTGGACGACTGCGAGTAACCCTCGCAGTATACACTATTCCCCCGTTCTAGGTGTGATTCTCGCTTTTGTTTATCTCATGGGTAGGTCATGTTTGTAGTTTGTGACTGCCTTGAGGGTCTACGACGCATCGGTCCGGACTAGTGAACGGTATAACGGTATAACCGTAACCGTATCCGTAAGACCGTGAGCGTGTTTAGTTCCCTTGGTAGGGTCTTATCGTGACCTACGCATGAGGTGAATAAAAGCTATGGAAAGCACTCGCACGATTACTCCAATCAGGGACGTACCGCGTACGGCGGAGGTTCCTGCACCAAAAACAGACGATGCGACACTTGCATTAATTGAGGGAATGTTCACGGATGACGATACGGTCACCACGCCGAAAGGCGAACGGTTGGCGTGTCGAGTGGAATACGTGGACGTAACGGCTCCGCCTACGGAGGACAACCCGGAAGGGTCGATTTCGACGGAGATTCACGTAATTATCCCTCAAGCGATCAACGTGATGAAGTTCGTCAAGGCAAACAAGCCGAACGCCAAGGGTACGATTACCGGTTATAACATTGCCGTTGATCTGCCCACGATCGATCTGCTGTTAACATGGGGGGACAAGGAACGGGCAAAGCAGACAAGGCCCGGCCTGATGTTCCTGTTCATGAAAAAGTAGATCCGGTTCCAAGGCGGCGCCGATTGGGGTAGACAGAAGCGAGAATCACACCTAGGTTTTTCCGGCGAGCAGCACGATCTAAAAAATCCTAACATCAGGAGTAACCTATGTGGAACGATGCAAATCGTCTATGGTCGCTCGTGGATGAAAAACGAAGGCGTACGGAGTCTAAGGAGATCCGACAGCAACATGCTGCGGATTTTAGACTCATTGATTGGTGGACTGCGCGTAGGCGTGGCGATCCAGTCAAACGTAAAGCGCCTAGTTTCCGTAGCGCGGTGCAGTTCGGTAGGATTATGATGGTCCTACGGGATAACCTTGAAACGGACTACTATGAGACTGACCCACGGGCAAAGGTCACGGTCAAGCGTACCACGGAGCCGAGTATTGTCGCGGCAAAGTCGCTAGCTGCGCAGTTCGGGTTCACGTATGCGGACATGTGGGAGTTTGCACGTGCTAGCGGGTGGAATATGTCACGGTTTCCGAAACCGGGGACGGAGATGCCCGCAACGAGTGGACCTGTACCAGTAACGAGACGGGGTACGATACCTATCGAGAAAACAGTACCAACAGTGTTGAACGGTCATGGGCAACCGCCTATCGCGTATGATCCTAGCGTACACGTTCAGACCATGCGTGATGATAAACGTGAAGCGGCAAGGGCAGCGGAGCTGGATTCGCTTCTAGCGGGGTACGCGGAAGCGGCAAGAATCCGGGCGGAGCGTAGTCAACAAGTTTAAGTTTTACCCCCCCTCAGGTAAGCGTACGATACCAGTATGGACTGGCGTACGCTTACCCCCCCCTATGAGAAGGGGACTGTAGTGCCGACGGATCGTCATTAAAGACATCAGGAACACGGATCGAAGGTACCGTCATCTGTGTTCTGATCCGTTGGAAGGATCTCGGATCTCGGATTGTCGCAAGGAGAGAAGCATGAAATGTCAGTGTAGTTTGGATAGTTTATTTCATATAAAAGGCAAATGTAAAACTCCACCCACGGTGAAGGTCTTCCGAGGGAAAAAAGCGATTTATATCTGTTGGAACTGTTATCTGAGTAGGGACCGGATTCTGGCCCGCCGGTAAGCTCGGATCTTTGAATGGTGGGAATGTTACGGACTAGGGCTTCGGTGATAAAGGAGTCACCTTTGTCTGGATTGTTCCAACCATTGAGCGATTCTTGCTTAAGACTGTGACCGTGGCAGAATAGGTTCATGCGCTGGGTTGTGGTCCCAGTTTATACGGGTTCGAATCCCGTCGGTCACCTAGAATGGTTGGGAGGGGGTGTTGGAATGCGGTATCAGATTCATGAGTTGATCGCACCTGGGGTGTGGGAAACAAGATCGATTTCGAATCTCCGGGATGCAACGATAGTTGCGCGGGTAGCGGCTGGGTTTAACCATACGGTTAAGCTTCAAGTGAGAGATATTTACGGCGGGGTGGTTACATCGTTTACGCCGGATGGGTTAGGATGGAAGGTAGATTCGGCGGTAAGGGAGAGGATATGAATGAAACTCGGGCGGGTGAGATACGGTGGGTGATTTTGCCGCATGTGGTACTTGCGTCGGAAGGTATGCAACGAAGTATCGGGCGACAGGTTCGGTATCAGGATCGAAAGATGGTCCGTAAGGCCCGGAGGATCGCGGAGATCGCGGCGGGCGAGGAGTTTTTGAAGGAGTATAACGCGTAGGAGGTAGCCCGGTGGTAGTTCGAATTTTATGAGGATCGTCAGCCAAACGGGAAGCGGGTATCCAATCCCAATGGGAGTTCGAATCTCTCCGATCCTCAAGCCATATTTGAAGCGTGGCCATTCGTAGGAGCCCCTCTCCTACGCAAGTGTTATGATACCGATCTAAATCCCCAGTGGTAGGATCGGAATACGAGGACGCTGGAATTCTCGTGAGATCGTAGCACTTGCCTGAGGGAGGGAAGAGAATGAAGTTGAAGGTTTGTGGGGTATGTGGAACCCAGACTTGGCATAATCCGTGTCCGCCGGAAGGCGGATCGAAAGAGGTTCGATGGCGGTGTACGCAGTGTGGGGAGCCGCGGAGGTACGGGCATAAAAACTACGCGGTTCGGGTCGGTGGAAGGGTAATGAATTTAGCAAAACCGTAGGAGGGGTATGAGATATCGGAACGCTGTTGGTGATGATTTTCGGCCATCGTTGTCGTATACGAACCGGGAGATTGAGTATATCATTCGAACGGTTCATGGGGCTGAGGTATGGCCGAACGCAGAGATGGTCCGGGGTGAGGAGCCGAACCATGAGCATGAGGTCATGCGGATGGCGGATGAAGGGTGTCCGCATCATGAATAACGAGGATAAGGTACAGGGGATCGCCGGATGGGGGATTATCGGCTTGGTCGTTGGGGCGTTCATTGCGGCATGTAATGGTAATCTTGTATGGTTAACTATGGTGTCTTGTGGTGGCCGGGTATTTGATCTGGAGGTTCTCGCATGAGGAGTAATCGAGACCGGATCGGGGTGTGGGTGTATATCGCGATTGCAGTGTACGTGGTGGTATTGGTGCAGGTGTTGGTGAGAATTTTTTAAGGAGCGCGCGATGAAACATCGGGTGGAGTATAAGAAAATCGGAGAGATCACCGTGGCGTGGTTGGATCGGATGGCGGATGAGGGGTGGGAGGTGATCGGGTTTATTTCGCTGGTCGGAACGGCGCTGGGGAGCGTGAAGGTCGTGATGGTGCGGGACGAGCAAGCAGAGTTAGCGTTTCCGGTAGCTGGTCATGTGTGAAAAAGGTGATCTATGACCAAAGAACAAAAGTATCGCCGAAATCTATTTTTTAAGATTTTTGGAATGTCTGTTTGGTTGTTTAGTACGGTGTTTTGTTTCCTACTGGGGGTCGACTTTGGGATTGTATTTCCAATCATCGGAGCGGTGTCGCTTGCGGCTTTAGTGGGAGTGGTAGGAAGCTCGAAATGATCTCGGATCTCTGGGAGTTTTTGTTCTGCCCGGCGCACGGGGTGTTGCGTCCGGCCAACTGGCCGTGGGTGGTTGCGGGGCTAGTATGGGTCCGGGTGAGATGGCAGTGTCGGAAGGTGAGATGTAAACGAGGTTAAAAATGAAACAAATCTTGCAAAGCGATTTTCGGGCGGTATGTCCGGTAATTCTACCGTATAAAGCTCGTCAAAAGTACATGCATACTTTTGATCTTGGAAATCCAATTATGGCTGAGGGATACGAGGATTACTTTGATCTCGTGGTCCGGCTTTGTCAAACGGTTGGCGCGACACGAGGGGTGGGTCATATGACCGTGGACGAAAAGATCGTTCCCGCTGGAATGTCTCAACGACGGCCTGGACCGCATGTTGATGGATGTTTTAGTCGAATGAAGAGAGATTGGGTTCACTCCCCAGGGGGAGTATGGTTACATAACTGTAATGATATTCAAACCGGACCGATAGCCCGGATGCCGGTGATTGTTGCCGGAAGTGTTGAGGGATGTCGGGTGTGGAGAGGGGAGTTTGTAGGACAGCCTACGGATCGTGGGGATTTGTCTCATATACAGGACCAGCTTGGGGATGGGGAGGTGTTGCCGGGGGGGGGTAGGGTATCTGTTATCTCCCGATTGTGTGCATGAATCAATGGTGTTTGATAAACCGATCCAACGGTCGTTTCTTCGGATCGCGTTGCCGGTGGGGTTTGAGTTCAATAGGGGGAGATCAGCATGACAAAACAACAACGATATCGGATATCTGATTTTGTATCGGAGCTATCAAAGACACAACGTAAACAGGATCGGGGGGCGTTAAAAACCCATGAAGGTTATTGTCCTCTTGGGATTGCTTGTGTGACGTATCAACGGATGACCGGGAAGGAGAATTTTATTCTTAATGAATATTCTGATAGGTATTCGTTTCTTGGGGCGGAGTCATACCTTCCCAAAAGGGTGCAAGAATTTTTCGGTTTAGCACCCGATCCGTTGCTGATTACTGACTCGGGAAGCATGATTAAAACAACATACGCAAACGATGAATGTAAGATGACATTTGCAGAAATCGGTCAGTTATTCAAACGGACATATCTCGATAAGCAAACGGGAGGACAGGGATGAAAGATCCAAAGATTCTTAACCATCACGCGTTGCATGATTTGTATGATGCGTTGAAAAATCTGCTGGCCGTGGTTGAAGGCGAGGTACCTGGGCTATTGGAAAATACCTACGATTACGAGATTGCCGCGAAGGCCATCGCCAAAGCCGAGGTGTTGTATGAAAGAAAATAACCCCGAGGTGGTATACGTGGTCCAAACCCCGTTCGGGTTTCATAGTTCCCACGTGGAACGTCCGGGGGATGAAGTGCTAGGGGCGGCAGGGCCAAATGCCGAGGTGATCGAGATCGAGGTGCATGTATGAAAAACGAAAACCGTCTCCCGATGGATATGAGTTGTGTTGTGACTCCGAGTGAGGTGTATGGGGTAGGGTTTCAGGTATCGAGGTGCCTTGATCCGAAGGATGAGATTTTTGACTTTCGCACGGCTCGTACGGGAGAGAGGTTTATTTGTTTAAATGGACCGGTTGAGACCGAGGGAGTAATGGTATCGATAGATCGCGGCCCTCGTTTTATCGTTCGACCACGTCAGAGAACAAAACGGATCGTGATGTATAACATTCCCGAGCCGGAAGAGTTTGTAAAGTCGATCAAGATAAAAACCAGCGGGCCACCGGCCCCAGAGATGTTCGTAGAGGAGCTTGATTATGACGGCTCAAGGACCTGGCGTCGTGTCGATTGAAGAGCTTCAAGAATCCCACGCTCGGGGGGAGATATCGTATATCGAGTATCTAGATCTGGTTTATGGTCCTACCCCGCGAGAGATCGAGGATCTTACCTGGACCCCGTTAGAGGATCGGATATGGCATCCGGTGGAGGATAGGGACGAATGAACCAACAACGTGTTATTCGGATCGGGCCGGACGGATATCCGGAACATCGGTATTCTGAGGAGGAAGCGCGACTGTGGAACAACGTACGGTCGGTAATTCCCCCTGGGGGGATTCTTCATCAGTCTAGGGGCTCGGATATCTGCGGTCAAGCTTGTCTCGCGATGATCGCGGGATGTGGGATCGATGAGGCGATCGCGGCGGTCGGTCATGATCGGGATACCGATCCGGGAGATTTATATCGCGGAATGCGAGCGCTCGGGGTGAGGTATCGTAGAATTCGTCCGATGCGATGGGGATCACGGCCGGTGGATCATGCGTTGCTTGATATCTGGCTCGGCCCGGGGGATAACGACGGGCATTGGGTGGTATGGTGGGGCGGGCGGGTGTATGATCCCGATCCGGATGTGGCGTGGCCGTTTGGGTATGAAGGGTTGCACGGGGTGAGGTATATCGAGGTGAGAAGGATGGAACGATGACCGGTGAACCTATCCAATTCGAATCGAAGTATACGATACTTCCAGGAGTTTTATCACATCGGGATGTGATCGCGATTAAAAACGAACCGATGTTTTATCGGGCTGATGTGAAATACGCGGTTGAACACGGTGGTCCGATAACACAGGAGTTTATAAACCTACTCCCTTCCGATTGGAAGAACACGAATCTTTTGATCGATTCCCGATCGCATATGTTAATGCCGGGTTGGTATCCTTGTATTCCCGGATGGCATCTTGATGATGTTCCTCGGACTCGACCAGATGGTCAACCGGATCATTTGAATCCAGCATATCGTGCGGAACATATCATGGCGGTTATTGGGGATTGTTCGTTGACATCGTTTTTGGTTGGGAGGGTTGTGATGTATGATGTTCCAAACGGGGAAGGGGTTGTGTATAAAATCTGGAACAACCGAATAAATAAGTATCTGGAATACGTACCGAGAGCTGAAAAACAAATCCCCCCGAATCGGCTGATTCAGTTTAACTGGCAGTCGTTTCATAAAGGAAATCCAGCCAAAACGGCGAAATGGCGATGGTTTGTTCGGGCAACTCGGTATAGCCAACTCCCGGTAGAGAACGAAATTCGAAAACAAGTGCAGGTATACTTGCCTGCGCTAGAAGGTGGGTGGTAATAACTATGAAACTTTCAACATCCGAACGCTACGCGATCATCGAAGCGCTTCGAGCACGGCGGCCGGAAACTATCGACGCGTTGGTACGTCATACCGAACAAACGATCGTGGATCGAGAGCTGTTGGATCTTCAGATCGCCCAGACGATATCGGAAATTCGAGAGGAGGTGCGGGGATGAGTGATGTAGAGGTGGTGGAGTATACGGATCTAGAACCTGGGATGGTGGTGGTCGGGTTGACCAAACCGGATGATACGCATGTGATAAAAACTCGATCGGATGATCGGGGGTATGATGGGGTGTATGGGATCTCGGGTAGTAAAATCCAGGTACCTTATGTGGGTCGTTGGGCCCCTCCCCAAAGGGTCAACGTCCTTCGGGGTTCGAAGGGAGATAAAATTCGAAAGAGTTTCTTGAAAAACCCGGATTTGACTGCTGCGGATTTGGGTACTGGTCCTTTTGGTGGGTTTACCATCGGAACCGATCCGGAGATTTTCGCCAAGGCTGGAAACCAGGTCGTGCCCGCGTATGAGTGGTTGGGGAAAAAACCGTCCGGATCGCATCCTGCGGAGTACTATGACGGGTTTCAAGCCGAATGGCGGTTAGAATGTCCGGAGGTGGTGAAGTATGGTGTAGGGACCGGACATCGATGTTTGGGATACATGACCCGAGATCGGCGGTTGGGGCTGAAGAGGATTCATAATCGGCTTCAGAAATACAACCTCGAGGCTCGGCTCGTGTTGGACGATATGGTTCTCATCGATCCGAAGGTTTTGGAACAAGCGTCGTCCGAGCATGTGGCGTTAGGATGCGAACCTTCGTTGAACGCGTATGGGGCCCCGCCGGTAGAGATCCCGGAACCTCGATGTATGCCCTGGCGGAGCGCCGGGGAACATATGCATTTTGGAATGGGGAGCAGTGTTATACCAAAACCCTCCCCGGAAAAACTACGCGACGCGGTAAAAATGTGCGATGCGATCAGCGGGGTGATGATGACGAGTATGTTTCAAGGTCTGGAAGGGCAGACTACCCCGGTTCGTAGGGAGATATACGGCCGTGCGGGGGAGTATCGATTGCCGAAGTATGGGCTTGAATGGCGGGTCCCAGGGCCGGCCCTGGGAGCGCATCCAGCAACGTATAATCTCGTATGGGATATCACTCGGAAAGCTGTAGTGATGGGATTAAAAGGTCAACAGTTCATGTGGGATGCTACGGAAGAGGAGGTAAGAAAAACGATCAACGAGTATGATGTAAGGCTCGCGAGAAAGATTCTTACTCGAAATCGTCCGGTTTTGGAGGCGATGGTGAGGGTGATTTATGGGCCATCGAAGTCCCTCATCGCGATCGCGATGGATGTGATATTCCATGGTATCTCGATCATGATCGACGATCCTACGGATATTCCGAGAAACTGGGAGTTCGGGACGGCCGATGCGTCGTTTCCATTCGAACCTCGATGGAGCCACGATTCCGCGGAGTTCGAAAGAACCCGAAAAAAAATCTAACCTATCCTTGAATAAAACCTTACGCTACCAAACTTGGATGAACGAGGAACGGGTTCCACCCTGTTCTAGATCGCACACAATGTTTTTACGATGAAGAAATTCCGGAATCACGAATGGTTGTTCCGTTCGGGTGCGGGAAAGTATTCTTGCGGGACCGAGATCCCCCGTGTTGAGATTAACCGATCTCAAGGTGACATGAGGTTTGAAGATTATAGAACCGTGGGTGGGAGCGGCCCACACCCCCACCCATGGCAAGTAGAGACTTTTCTATAACAAGGACCGGGGGAACTTGGGGGATAAACATCCCCGTTCCCCCGTTTGAGTTTCCTTCGATTCGATCGCTGGGAGATGTTGGTGGGGGATGGATTAGTCACCCATAAAGTACCATCTCGCGGGGGTTTGGTTAAGGCTACTATTCTCAATGAGATCAGATAAGAAACAAATGTTTCCGACATCACAGCGGGTCATAGACCTCGACTAGCATGATCGGAACGGGTTGTTTTGGACGGTTGAGGGTAGTTTTTATATGATAGTCTAAAAGCTCTTGCCAAGCCTAGATCGAATCGAAGGGAAGATCGTGAAAGGAACAGGGTATGATATTGTTGAAAAACCCGTATCGGATCGTGCATGACGGGATAACCCTCAGACCAATATCTGAGGAGTTGTTCAAGCTCATCGCCCAGATTCGATACCAAAACGACCCGATGTGTAGAGCCTGCCGGGGCGGGGTGATCGAGGAGACCAAAACGATCGTAACTGTTCATAACTCATCCCCCGAGGAGGCTATGGTCGGGCGAGAGTTGCGATGTTCGATCTGCGCGGTACGGGTGGTATCGATAAAGAACAAAACCCTGCCGGTGAGATTTTTCGGGTACCAGGTTCAGAACACCCCGGATGAGAGGCTACTATGGTCAACGTTGTAGTTCAAGGTAATCTGGTTCTCGCGGGAACCCGGACCGAATGGGTGAATATACAAAAATACCTTCGGTATTCGGGGTTTATAGTTGAAAAACACCTTGTGCTCGAAGCGGATGAGGTGTCTCGTAAGGTTAAAGAGGTGTTAAAATACTGGAGTTTCGGGTTGGAATCCGCGATGGGAGAGGTAATATCGATCCCTGGAAATCAGTGGTATTCGGGGTATAAACAAGATGTCTATCAAGGGAATATGGATAAATACCAGACAGGAATCTGGTCGGGCGGGTTGTTTGGGCCAAATCCGATATCGTTGATAGTGGTAACCCCGGAGACGGCGATGGGGGTAACTGGTACAATCGGGTTGAATAGTATCGTTGAATCCGCGACATGGTTAGATGCCAGACTGAAACGAACCGGAAACACCGCGGATTGGAACGGGTTTTGGACGAGGTTACACAGTTTCCCGGGAAGGTTGATACCGAATATCACGAACGGGAGGGATCGGATTGTCGAGATTATCGATTCTCTCGATTTCGCTGCGTTGTTTCCAAGGATGTTTTCGTATAAGATCAACACTGATGGTGCGAAAGACGTGATAAACCGAATCGTAGGAATCATCGCTCGGTCCGGGGGTCGGTCGGAACGGTTGGTGAAAAAGATCATTCGGCTGGAGAATCTATGCCAATAAAACGAAACGTGGTAAACGGAAGGCAGCAAACGAATAGGCACGGGTTATGGCGGTTGGTGGATCAACGGGGAGTCGAGATCGAGTACGGGACCCCGGGGTATGTGGAGGAAATGCGGGTGGTGACGGGGAATCCGGGTTGGGTGTTGCCTGATGATAATGAAGATCGTCCGGTAGATACAAGAATCCCTACACTAAATCGTCATACGTTAAGATATAGGAATCCCGGGGAACCGGTATTTACATGGGGTACCGCAACGAATCAAATAAACACGCTTCCTGATATCCCACCCCCGACTGTTACTGAGGTCCGCGGACCCCGTCGGCCTAAACTTACCATCCCATGCGTGAGATGTAAATCTCGCATGGCCCAAAAAATCGTTCCCCCTGGGTGGAAAATCCCACCCGCGGTTTGCGAGACCTGTCGTAGATGTTCAGGGTGTGAATGTATCTGCGTCTATTGTAACGAATGCCAGTCGCGAATTCCAAACACCCCATCAGTCATCTGCCGGACCTGTAGGAGGTGTAAAAAATCCTGCTGCAAATGCCGGAACACCGCGCATTTTGGATACAACATCCCGATCACACGATCGGTGGTACCACATACTAACCTTGGAAACATCCTCAACCCACTACGACGATCCGTCGGGGTAGAGTTGGAGTTGGCCACTTGGGGAACAATCGAACGGTTCAAACGACGCCACTATTCGTATCAAAAAGAATTCGACCGTAGCGTGGAACCATCACAGCATGAGATGGCAGTCTGGCCCGGGACTGGGGATAGTTTGGTATCTATACTTACCGAGCTTGCGGCCGCGGTAGCGGTATCGGGCTCTACGGTCAACCATACCTGTGGGTATCACGTTCACGTCGGGGCTGCGGATCTATCATACTGGGAGATCCGTAGGTTGTTGTACATCTGGGAACGAATCGAGCCGGAGGTGTATCAGTATCTATGCGAACCGTGGAGATCCAAAACCGGCACGGTCCTCCACTACGCTCAGATGTTGACGAAGTCACATCCAAAATGTGATAAGTGTATCTACTACGAACAACAACATGGGACAAGGTATAAACATACCCCCCGGTTGTTGAAGGTTATTTTACGTCACCTCACCATCGCGAAGAACACAAACGAGATAAAACGAATCCTCCACGAGGACCTGTACGGCATCTCGCTTGAACCCGGTGAGGATGATCACGCTCGGCGATCGGTATATCAAACCCTGATGGCTCGTAAAGGCGGGAAATACGAATGGTGCCGGTATTTTGGTCTAAACATCCATAGCTGGATGTATCGAAAAACCATTGAATTCCGTATGAAAGAAGCCTCCACCGATCCGGAGGATATTCTATGCTGGCCGTTGTGGTGCGGGTGGCTGGTGGATAACGTGACCCGAATGACAGATGGGGAGGCCCGGGGGGTGGAAAATTTACAAACCTTTACTCGTCGCTGGATGCCTCCGATGATCGCGGACTGGGTGGATAAAAAAATGACCAAAAAAACCAAGGAGACTGTGTAATGTGTGGAATATTTGGTGCCTCGCGGATTACCGAAACGACTCGGCGTATATTACCGTTTCTTGCGTATGATCTTGAATCCCGTGGAACCGATAGTTGGGGAGCCACGAATGGATACGATACGATCAAGCACATCGGTCCGATTACCGGGTCCTGGGAGCTACCCGACGACTGGTCACGAGGGATATTTCATACCCGGGCGGCCTCAATCGGAGCGGTTACCAAAGCCAACGCGCATCCGTTTGATGCGGATGGGTATACCGGGGAAGGGAAGGAGCAAAAATGGGTTCGATACGTGATCGGTGTGCATAATGGATGCATATCCTCCCACGGGGAACTGAACGCGAAGTATAAGCGTAAGTTCGAAGTCGATTCGATGCATATATTCGCTCATATCGCAGAGGGCCAGCCTCTCGGGGAGATCCGAGGCTGGGGCGCGATCGCGTGGTATCTGTATACCCCGGAGAACGATATCGGGGAGCTGCGGGTGGCTCGATTCAACATGGAAGATCTTCATGTGGTCCGGCTGACCACCGGGGAAGTGTTGTTTGCGAGCACCCGACGAGCGTTGGATCGCGCCTGTGGGATAGTTGGAGCAAAGATTCAAGTGGAGTTAAAAATCGAAGCGGATACCGAGTATCGGATCGGGTTGGAACCTGGCCCCGATGGGCCGATCGACGTGGTTCGAAAGGTCGGTGAGATGCGGTTTGGGTACCGGTATGCGGGAGGGACCGGGTTCGGGGAAAACTGGGAAGAATACCGGCCCGGATGCTGGCGGGAACGTGCGGCCCGTGCGGAACGGCATAGCGCGGCATCACGACCCGCCCCGCGGGGTCAAAAATCCATCCATACCATCGGAGAGGCGGATTTTAACGCAAATATATGTATGAAATCCATGTGTGAGAATAAAGTTCAATCGAGAAAAAACGAAGTGGTGTGTCCGAGCTGTATGACATCCGCGATACGCGAGACGCGCCGGTTGATCGAGGAGTTTCGAACCTCCGGGAGGACCGCATGAACGTAGAATTCCCGTTTCCGTACCGCGGAACATCCGCGGTGTTGGATGATTTGATTCATAACCGCCCGGTGGTGGTGCGATTGGTGCGGGGCCGCCCGCGAGCTACGGCCGGACCCCCGCGTATCAGAAAGAACCTATGGAACCTGTTGAAGAGATCGTAGTCGAAAAATCCCGAGGCGGGCGGCCCCGTGGGGGCGGTGGGCCGGAGGAAATCCTCCGCCGGGAGATGCGTGAAACCGCGTCGCTGTGTTCTCGCGTTCGTAGCTGCATGGAACGAGCCATCGGCGCGATCGAAAAACGAATGTCCGAAGCAAACACTCCGGATACGTTGATCTCGTTGGCCGCGCCCCTGCCGGGCATACTTGCCGCGTTGACGAGAAATGTTGAAGCTTGTGGGAAACTGCTCATGCCAAGGGCCACGAGCCCCCCGGACCCCGAGGAGGAAGATATGTCCATGGAAGATGTGATCGCCGAGATGGAAGGAAAGAAACGAGGAACGAGATGACAAGATATGTGATTACCGGAAACCAACATCGCGCTTTAGAGCTGGTCTATGAGGGATTTGGATCAAAAACACCCAAAACGGAAAACAACAAATGGGGATATCCTGGGGGAAAAATGTTTAAAATCACCGTTACCCGATTCAACATGAGGAGCCCCCATGCCCCGACGAAGTAAAAAACCCTGTGCCCGCTGTGGGGGCTCAAAAACCCTCCTCCAGGTCACTTCTATCGTATGTCCGAAATGTGCCCCTCCCCCAAAGGACCGTTAACCATGTCACGACTATCCGATTACCTATCCAACGATGCGCACATCCGCATCAAAATCAAAGGCTCCGCCGAGAATCAAATGTTGTTTCATTACCTCCTGAAACACCTCGACATGGGGTGGCCGTTTGAGATGAACGGTCAACCGAGATCCTCGTTCAAACGCGATGGCATGCACATGATCCGGTGGTGTGAAAAATGCGAAGGGTTTGTGTACACCCGACCTCGATTAACCGCACGGGATGTAAAAGCCGCCGCTCGCCAGTGCGGGGTGCGGGTGAAAATTATCCAATACGCGGAGGATCGTAAATGCGAAGCTCCGGGAGGCGTGATGATCTGTAGTTACAAACCTCTCGATGATATCGCGAGCAAATCCCCGATGTTGTCTCTTGCGAGTATAATCGATCTCATGCAATCGGAGCCGGATGACGGGTCGGAGGATACAACCATCGCTGCCCCCGGCGCGCTCGTCGTAATCAACTAGAGCACCACCCATGCCGATCACGATCACCGGTCCTCCGTGGACTTCAATTCGAAACCTCCAACAGGAGTTATCCCGTGTCGAATGCACCGATACTTTCCGATACCCATTTGGGGCACGTGCCCATATCGCCGTCGAACAGCTTACCCGGTTCCGGGATGGAGGCCTCCGTACCCCAGAGTTTACTACTGACCGGGTTCTCGCCGAGGACTGGGTCCGTCAAGGCGCTTTTGTCCTTGGACGGGATCTCGCTCACACACGAGGCGCTGATATCGTTGGCCCGGACCACCGCGGATGGCCTAACAAGGCATGGTGGTCCAGGGCGGTGGACGGTGTTCTTACCGAATGGAGAATCCATGTACTATCTGGCCGGGTGATAGCGCGAGGGTTAAAATGGCTCCCGGACGGGGCCACAGGCCGACCGCGGCAGGCCCGGTTCCCCATTCCCATCCGATCCCGCGCCAACGGCTGGCGAATGCGGCATGATGAGAACCCGCCTAAAGGCATCCGTCCCGTGGCAATAGCGGCTGTAGAAGCCCTCGGATACGATCATGGAGCCGTAGACCTTCTGGTAACCGGAGAACCTCACCACGAGGCTGGAATCGCCAGGAATGATATTGTTATTCTTGAGGTCAATCTAATTCCCGCGATGGACCGGTATACTTGTATCCAATATGCGAAAGCGGTAGCTCGAAAATTCGGAGTAACCTATGTACCGATTACCGCGGAAGATTAGATCGTCCCCCTGCCGAGAGTGTATTTTGACTTACGTTTCCGATCTTAAGCAGTTCCTCGATGAAGATAAAGCGTTTCAAAATGAACTCGATAGATCTTTACATGCTGCTTTAAAGAAACTTGCCAAACACGAACCAAAAACCGTAAAACACACGACCCAGAGCCCCGACTTTGGCCATAAACGTGCATCGACCTCCGTAACCCGTTGAATCTGCACGGTCGGCGTGTGACACGATTTCCCCCTGGGGGAGGGTGTAAAATTATATACTATATATACTTTTGAAACTTTACACCATCCATAAACTTCACAAGGTGGGGGGTACGGGGGGAGGAAATCGTGTCACAAAACGGGGCCGGGGGTCGGGGGGTCGTGGTCGTGGCGGTCGTGGTTCAAGGGGGCCGAGCCAAAACTGTATGCTGGATTACAAAACCCCGAAAATGTGGCGGGCGGTAGTTGAAGGGTTTAAACTTTGCCGCCGGTGCTGGGAAGTGAAAATCGTGTCACAAAACCCGCTTCGGTCTGGGTTCTCGCGAGACTCCGCCAGACCGGATGGTTGGGCAAGGTGGTGTAAGACCTGTAGGGCGAGGTATATGAAACAATGGAGGGAAGGATGAGTAACCGAGAAACCTGGTCGAAGCGGATGGGTGTGGCAATAAGCGGGTTATGTATATGGACCGGAGAACGAGAACGAATGATGGTTCAATACGAAGGCCGGACTGATCAAATTTGTGAAAGATGGTATCATTTCTATAGGTTTGAAGTTCAAAAACTGATCCAGGAAGCGGTGGGGTATTTTTCATGATTACCGAAGGCTGGGCGGTGTGGTTGGTGGTATTGGTACTTACGTTGATCGCATTGGGAATTAACGGGGGTAAAGGACCGAAAGGTCCGAGGGAGGTGTGATGAGTAAGCTAACAGGATTGTTTAATATACCACCGGATGATGATGTACATCTGGTATATCATCGGTTTCGCCGGAGATTTGGGGATGAAAAAAGTTCGCTTGGGTTTAAGACCAAGGGTCATAAACTCATGAAAGCCATAGAACAATGGGCAAAACGGTATCCCACCGAGGTACAGATTTTATCCTGCGATGATTCGTTCTATGCGGGTTCTATGCTTGTTCTGATCGAACATCGAAGTGTAATAGATTACATGGGTACTACGGTGGTGTATGTCCCCCAGTGTACAGGGGAACAACCGATAGAGTTCTTTTTGTATCCAGAGCGTAAAGAGCTGTTGATTCAAGGACTTAAAAACCTTGGGGGGACCCGAGATGTGTTGTAAAAAATATTCTAACCGGTTAGAAAACTTTACCCCGGTTGATCTAACTGATGTATGGTCTCTTGAGCAATATCTTACCCAATTCTACGGAGAATAACACCCCATGCCCGAAGTTCGCCTCGGTGGTAAGTTTCAAATCGAATACATTGGTCCTTCCTTCGATATTCTCGAAGCTCCCGCGGATGGGATATTGATCCCGGTAACAGTAAACCCAGATCTCCCGGAGTCCCGTACGCTGCTAGAAAAACGTATCGGAGCTATGTATCCGAGTTTTGAAGCAAAATGCGTGGATTACTTCGTTCGTCGACGATGCCGGGACGCGATGCTGTTTGTTCCGGAATCCGGATCGTTGGATGGGGTAAACCTCATGGCAACCCCGGTACGTCAAGGGTTGTGGGATGTAAAACTTCGTGAAGTCATGGAGGCTTTGGAGTCCGCGATGCGGGGGTTGACCATGCTAACCACTGATATCGTTGCGGTGCCAAGGTTCTTGGATGATTTTACCTGGGGGATGCAAGAGGATTTGATCCATGGAGTATTTGGAAAACCCGGGGTGAGTGTTAGGATACTATTGTATGTATCCGATACCGAAGATCCTCCGGATGCGATAGATCGAGGTCTGGATGCGATTGAGCAGGAATGTATGGTGAGTATGGGTAAAACATCAAACAAGTTGGTGATGGTATAAGTATGCCGGAATTGATACTGAATAACAGATTCTGGGAATGCCCAGCGTGCGAGGAAAAAATCCCATTCGGATACGGTTCATCAATCGAACACCGGTATACGGATTGTATTCAGAATCTACTTAACCGGATTAAATCCCTAGAAACCGAGGTATGGGGAGATGATTAATGTAGTCGACTATTCTCAATACTCCACCTGGATGTTCTGTCCATGGCGATGGTGGTATAACTACGTCGAAGAAATCGGAAAATCTTGGACTGGCCAGCGCCGCGATCCCCTAGCCCTCGGTGGACTCGTTCATGATGGTCTGGATGTGTGGAAAAAAACCAACCGGCCGGAGATATCCGATCGAGCGATCGGAGAGTACACCCCTACCCCGGAGACCATGCAGCTTGCGAATCTTTTAGTCCATGGGTATATTCAAAAATACCCATCCGAGCCATGGCCGGTAGAGGCTACTGAACAACCGTTAACGTTTGGGCTATCCTTTTCCAACCAATCCTCGATCGGCCCTCGGGGACTTGCAAAACTTGATGGGTTTTTTCAAGTCGATAACGATACCACTATCGATATGGGACTCCCGGGAGAAACGATCCGGCTGAAACGTGGTATCTGGGGACGGGAGTATAAAACTAAATCTTGGTCCACGGATCGGGCAACTTGGATTCAAGAATGGCAATCGAAAATGCAAGCGGATTTTCAAATGCTTGCGTTACGGGAGCAAGTTGGAGAATCTCCTCAGGGTATTCTGGTATGCGTCCTGGAAAAACCTCGCGAGTATATCCCAAAACGAAAATGTACGGGGTGTAAAGAGTCGTACGAGATGGGGTTGTTTTTTACCACCGGTGAGGGGGGAGTATACGCCTGTCCTGGTTGTTCCATGAAACAAAAACTTTCCCCATACGAACCAAAATCCCCGAAGGTCCCGGAGTTTTATCGAATTACTGCGACGCGAACTGCGGAGCAGTTGGATACGGCACGCCGAGAGATCGGTAAGGTCGCGGTATCCATGATAGATATGATCAACAACGGAAAACTATCCGTCGTTCCAAACCGAGATAACTGTATAAATAACCGATACCATTCTCGGTGCGTCTACGCGGAACCGGATATCGCCGGACGCGAGCCCGATGGATCGTTTGGGTTTATACGAATCGATTCGAAAGGTTATATGGGGCTGAAGGAGGAAGTGTAATGGATATCCTATTTCAAGGGTTTCCAAAGATTCCTCGGTTATCACGGGAGATCGTGATAACTGAAAAAATCGATGGCACAAACGCTCAGATTTTTATCTACGAATCCGAAGGCGAGTTGAAACTTCTTGCTGGATCTCGAACACGGTGGATCTATTCAACGAAAGGTCTCGATAACCACGGATTCGCCAGATGGGTTGAAGCAAACACCGAAGATCTAAAACGTCTCGGCCCAGGTCACCATTTTGGTGAATGGTGGGGGTCGGGAATAAATAAACGATACATCGGCGTGAAGGATAAATATTTTTCTCTATTCAACACCGATCGATGGAGTGATCCGGAGATCCGGCCAAAGTGTTGTGGTATAGTTCCAGTACTATACCGCGGACCGTTTGATACCTCGCGTATCAACGAGGTCCTGGAGGATTTAAAATTCTACGGTTCTCAAGTGTTTCCGTTTGAAGGAGATCGTGAAACGAACCCCAGGTCTGAAGCCGAAGGTGTGGTGGTCTATCACACCGGGGCAAACACGTATTTCAAAAAGACCCTACTTGGTGATGAAATCCCAAAGACCCTACAAGGAGCCCGCCCATGAGCTGTCAAGCAACGTTTAACGCAAAACATGAAACCAACCGAGAGATGAACCGGCGTGCTGCACGGGGTGGCGGTGGTCGAAAACCCTCCTCCCCAGGTGAATCGATCGTGGTGTTCTGTCCCGAGTGTCCTGTGATATACTCCATGGGACAATACGGTCCCAAGATCGGTATCGACCATGGCCAACGGCGCGGCCGGTGTAAGCTAGGTCACGTTTTTACAATCAAATGGATCAAGCGGTGAGGGGTGTAATCTGGCTGACAAAAATAACCCCCTCCGGCCTCTTGACATCCGAGCCGGAGTATGTTAAAATAGTCTCTAGTGGTTCGAGCAGCAAGCTCACTGGCAGGCCACGCGCGATCAATCAAATCAACAACTTAGAATAGGATATCCAAAACCCTTCATGTCTACCATTGGTGGAGTAGAGATCCGCAATACAGCAAATCTTATCGGGCCGAATACCAAGATATGTACGCTCATCCAAGGCCCTCCAAAACGCGGTAAAACAAGCATGGCGGCCACCTTGGATACCATGTGTAAAAAATTCTTTGGTAAACCCGCCCTGTTTATCGCGACCGAAGGCGCAGAGGGTGGGGGTACTATGAGTATTCAAGAACTCGGGGTGGATTACATCCAGCCGGAAAACCTTGAACAATGGAACTCGGTTGTCGCGGGACTCGGAAGCGATACAAAATACGCTGGGGTCGTGGTTGATAGCTCATCGGATCTTATACAACGATACATAAAACCCATGGCGTTAAAAATGCCTGCTCGAACCAACCCGCCTTCCCGATCCAAAGGAGTCCCGGTGTGGGACGACTATAACGTCATGGGAGAGTTTGGGCGGATAGAGTTTAACAAACTGATCAACCTCACCACCCATCCGAATCCGGATATTCGCAAACACCTCGTAGTGACCGCGATTGAGAAAGAATTCTCAGATGATGATGGAAACCTGAAAGCGATCAAAACCAATCTTCCTGGTCAGCTTCGTGATGGGGTAACCGCGATGTTTCAAACCGTAGGTCGGATACTGATTCGTATGGATGTGGTCCCGAGTAGTGTAAACCCCGCTCAAAAAGTCCGCGTTCCCCGGTACACGTTCGTTACAAAAAACGACTCTATCGCAGATATCGGGGATCGTACCCACGTACTACCTCCCGAAGCGCCGTGTGATTTTGTTGAGATTTGGGATAAGTATTTCATTCCAAGAATTCAAGGAGTAAAACCATGACCCGTAAGGGATTTTTTACCACGCTGATCGTAGGTGGGCTCGCTTCACGAGTAATAGCTGCTCCGCAAGAAAAACCTCCCCACACGATCGATGTCGACGAACGGCTCCGGTTGATGATGGAGTTTGATAAACATTGGTTGGCGTACCTAAAGGGTCTGTTTGGATGCCCGCCTACAGCACGCGAACCAGAGGATTGTACAATCACTCCTCGTAACGATGCAAGTGAGTTTTTACAATGCCGAAGTATGGCAAAAAAGATATTCGATCTACGAGACGTGGAGCATTAATATGATTTTAGCGTTATTTATTGGTTTCCTGGTTGGATATCTAACCTATAAAAGTATTAAATATCTTAACGATCTATGGGATGATTGATCTTGCAAGAACAGGTAAAGCACGAACGCGACGGCGTTCGCCTGGGTAGGTGCAGTTAGTCTGCATATCGCGATCCGAGAATGATGGGCCATGTTATAAGGTTCCTGGCCTACTAGAAAGCTTTTTTAGCCGGGTTCGTTCAAAGGGTAGGATCGTATACGATAGGTATACGGAATGTAGGTTCGAGCCCTACACCTGGCAGTAGGATATGAATAATATATTGAAACCTCTTCGAGGTGATCGAATTATATTCTACGGAGGTTATGGAGACTCGGCATTCGCGATACCTGGGGTGTACTATAACGATCCGTATGTATCCGCATGGGGTGTGGTAGATGAAGAGGTCGGGTCCGCAAGGTTAGACACAGGAGCGTGGGTATATGGAGTGGTGGAACAGTTTGAAACGTTGGTGGATACGACGGATAAATCCTGAATGGTGTTTTATACACGATACACCTAAGACTACATATTATTGGGATAGGGATTTCTATTGTATTTCCTGTAAAAAGAATTTAACAGAAGCACGATTAAAGAATAAGGATAGTAGAATTGCACGTGCCAGAGAACGGTATAAAAAAGCAGGTCTATGAAAACATTTTTTAGTTTTTTACTCGGGATCAGTTTTGGAATCTTACTAGCCCCATGGGGTGTTAAAAACTCCTCTACGGTATCTAGTAATGAGTTTAAACTCCGTAACGAAGTAGTTACCTTATCTAACGCGCTTGCGCAGTCGGATCACGATTTTAACAATCTTCATGAACAGTATCGAGCCGTGGTAGAGAAATTAGGATCACCCTCTCCCCGTATCCGTTGGACTTACAAATGGATCATCCCTCCAGGAACCGCGGTGGATCGGGCTCCGCAAGGATTTGGTCGATGAATATCGGGCGCGTTCTTGCGGTGGCGAATATCATCCTTGTGGGTGGTGCGAGTATAGGTTACCTGATCCACGGTGATTTACGACATACTATCTATTGGGCTGCGGCGGCAGTGTTAACCGCGACGGTAACGTTTTAACGGTAGACATATCAAGCTCCGGCTAAGGACCGGTAGGTGAGGCGTAGACACATTGCCTCGGGCTAAAGGTTCCCAAGGTGGGACCTTCGTAAGGGTGCGATGCCCTTGGTTGTGAGATACTCCACAAACTCTCTCTAGGAACTTGGGCTCGCCTGAAGAGTAAAAGAGCCCTGATTCTAAGGAGGTAATTATCTATTGAGTACGACAGCAATCTTGGATACCACAGACCAAGAGAATAGTTTTAAATACGTCAACGTGATGGATGTTGATCCGACGTTCAACCCGATCGATGCGGATATCTATAACCTTCGGTTGACCAAAGCTGAACTTCGATCGTATACGGATGCAAAATCTGGCACAGAAAAAGATCGTGTTGCTCTTGCGTTTACCGTTGTAGCACATGACAAGTACTCAGGTCGGAAGATCTTTGAGACTTTGTTTCCTGGTAATTTTGCGTTCGTAGTTCTCCACCGGTTGGCTGATGCGGTGGGGATTCCGCAAGTAGGAGGTATGGAAGACTGGCTCGCCGAGTTGACACAGACTCAGCCGGTTGTAAAGGTATCAGTTAGCAAGGTCCCGGATGGTAAAACGTTCAAGGATGGCACGTTTGTACCAAACCCAAAGACCGTCCGTCCTGATGGAACTCCATCGGATACGAATCGTATCGAGTGGAAAGCCGGGATTCAGCCGGGTGATGTGCAGTAGAGGTAGTTGATGTGATTAGTTTTTCAGGGAATCATGGATGCCAGTTGGGAAACCAACCGAGGGTTAGGTGTTGATCTGAAAAAATGCAGGGATAAACGTCCTATATCCCTGTTGTAAACTTGGAGGTCGTGATGATCGATCGGGTGTTGAACGGGATAAACTGATAGATGCCTCATACTGGAAATACTATATACTCTATTCTATGCCCCCATTGCAAACATGATCTACTAGATCACGGTAACCAAGGATGTTCAATGTGTGAATGTAAAATCCCCATGTGGGAACTATGGGGTCGAGGAGGTTGGGATGATTAGATGTATCTACATTGACGATACGGACGATACGGTTCACGGTGTACTTCGTGCCGCCCAGTATCCGTTTTATGACGCCACCGACTACGATCCGGTGTTAGAGGAAGAATACACCTTGGAAGGTATCGAGACTCTATACCAATCTAAATGATCCAAAAACCAGATTTTTGTACCCACTGCCCAATAACACGATTTACTACCGGTTACGTTCCGCTCCAACGTGGTACTGGAAATACCCTCCTCGTCGGTGAAGCCTCCGGAGAAGATGAGGCCGCGGCTGGTAAACCGTTCATCGGTGGTGCGGGGTCCTGGTTATCATCGATGTGTCGGGCGGCACATATATCACGTCCGTCGTTGAATATTATCAACACCATCGGTTGTCGGCCGCATGAAAATATCTATCCCGGCTCGGATAAATGGAAACTCACTGACCGTCGTACCGCATTGGAAGCAGTTGATTATTGTGGAAAACATCACCTATGGCCTGCGATAAACGAACTACAACCAGCCCGCATCGTGGCCCTTGGTGGACAAGCCCTGAGATCGCTAACTGGCCGGGATGGAATACTCCTATGGAGGGGCAGTCCGTTACCTTTGAAGACTGCCCTCTCTGCGGGTGCGCGTGTTATGCCTACGTTGCATCCAGCGTATCTAATGCGGTCTGCATCGATGTTTAGTGTGGCTGTACAAGATTTACGCAAGAGTCTGGAGATCCCCCCGGAGATATATGATCTATATCCATCTATCGAGACCGTACGTCAATTTCGCGCTCCGGTATTCTCTTTCGATTTCGAATGGGATGAGTGGGGAAAGATCACGATGTGCGGACTCTCGGATCGATTCTATCATGCTACGGTTGTACCGTTCGTGGGGGAGTTTATTCCCGAGCTTAAAAGAATATTTGAATCAGCAGAAATTCTTATCGGGCATAACATCGTCGATGCGGATACGTGGTACTTCGAACAACTTGGGTGGAACGTAACCGCGAAACTCCATGACACAATGCTCGCGCAACACCTGATCCAGCCGGACATGCGGCACGGGCTACACTTCGTAGCCTCGGTGTTCACACCAAAAGTATTCTGGAAAGGTCAAGGAGAGGAACATGAGGATGAAGATGGAACCATACTACCAACTGGAGCACAATGGAAAACTTGGAACTCTCCGGACGCTATCCCTCGGCAGTTCGGCGGATATGGCGGCTGTACTAGCTCAGATGAAGCCTGGCGATTGTATAACGCTCGTGACACGGACGGAAGTCTTCAAGCTGAAGCTCCAATCTTCCGGTTACTTTCCGAATGGGGTCAAAATTCAATATACTGGAACGTAAGTGTCCCAGCCGCGTACGTATGCCGAGATATGAACCGTACCGGGTTGAAGATAGATCATACAAAACTCGGGAAGATTCGAGAGGATTTGAATACTCAAATTGTAAAGATCGAAGCTACATTACCAAACGGACTACGACCATATGATAAACCTATTACCAAAACCGTCCCGGCTGTTGATGAGATCTTTAAGCCGAAACAGATTAAATGTAAAGGAACTAAAAAAGATAGTACAACACATGATCTTGTTGTACACATCGTGGACCGACCTGGAGTATCTTCTTGTCTGACGTG